AGCAGCGTCCGGGATTGGGCGCTGCTAATTGAAGGCCCTAAGGCCTGGAGAGTTTACTTCTGGACTTCAACCAGCTTGCGCCCCCAGTCCGGGCAGTAGGCGAAGTCGCCGCGGATTTCGATGTATGCCTTGATCGGCGCGGTCCACATCCGGTCGATGTCGTATTTGTGGTAGCGACCGAGGTCCTTCAAGACCAAGATGTCCGCGTCTTCGAACACGATTTCGTAGATGAATTTCCAGTTGATGCCTGAATCAGCGTACACGGTTGCCATTACCATCTCCAAGGTACTAGAGCTCGGGAATTCGAACTCTAGTTATTGGAGGAAGGCTTTCGCCTTCCGAAATTCCTTACTTGATCCAGGAATTCTTGTAACCGGCGATCGCACCGAGTTCCTTGTGGATCGCCTTGAAGGTGTACCCGAGGCGGCACGAGTAGATCTGGCCGTAGGACAGACCGAGCTTCTCGCCGGCCTCCTTGTGCTTCATGTCCTTGAGGTCGCCGTTCAGGATGCGACGTGCGTCGTCGTCGGTCATTTCGCGCTGTGAGGTGTTCGTCGCCTTCGGGGTTTCGAGGGCGACGATGCGAGCTTGCAGCTCGAGGACCAAAGCGGTCAGTTCGGCGATGGACAGCTTGGTGACTTGGGTTTCGGTGGTCATGTTACAATCTCCAGGTGTTGTGCGTTAGCAACAATTTGCTTTCATCTCCAACACAAGTATATAATACTACGTTTTATCGTTACATGTGTTAAGAAGTGTAACAGATTATGTAATAGATTGTAACAGCGTTTGTAATGAATTGTAACAGTAGTAGTGTACTAATTTAGTCAACTACTGTTACACTCTGTTACACTCTGTTACAGTAAACAGGGGGGCCCCCCTGTTTCTGGCAGGCCCCCGGGGCACGTCGTCCGGCATTTTCAGAACAGTGCACTGGTAAACAGCGTACGATGTGCGATGTTCATAGTTCCTGAAACGCGTACGATGTACGTTGTTCTTAATCCACGGTACGATGTACATTGTCCCCAGGAAGTGCCCGATATGCCCGGAAACACGTGCAAATTTCCCCGGATCCGGTCCTATGAATCCTGGATCAAATAGGGTGTACACATCACCACCTTCGACGTATAATGCTCCCAGCGAGGTTCATAACGTGCACCCTGTAACCAAAATTCAGAGTCCGGCTGACATGGCACTTGCCATGATTCGCTCTGAATATCCGACTTACCATCCGTTGGTGTCACTTGTGCGTTTGGCGCACAAGGAAGAAGTGATTGAGGATCCTCGCTTAGAATTTGAGATCCATAAGGCCATTCTGCCTTATGTGACGCCCAAGTTGTCTTCGATCGAAGTCAAATCTGACATAAAAGAGGACCGTCGTGTCGTGGTCTCGCTATTCGAGCAGCAGACACTGCCAAATGGCCAGGTTGTAGATGTCGAAGTGCCTCTAGTCACCGACGTTACGGATGTCGTACCGTTAGACTAGTGTGTTTGCATAGCGGGCAAGACCATGATCTTACCCCGACAAGGCTGCTGAATTCATCCAGGGTTAAAAGCCCCTCATCAAGGAAATCATCATGTCCGTTTTCATTCGCTCCCTCGTCAACCGGTCGCAGACTTTGGACTCAGTGGCACTGCCTGCTTTTGCTCTGCAAGAGCGCGGCAATATGACCGCCGAACTCACTGCTGCGGTTACTGCCAAAACCATCATGGCCTGGGCTGCTGGTGGCGATGTCAAGGAACTGCGTAGCTTTGAAGAGTACGTGCCGGTCACCACGGACGTCATCTCGCTGCCGGATTATGCCGAAGACGTCAGCATCATCCCTGCAGGCACCATCGCGGCTCTGACGATCAACATGCCGGCATCGCCCGCTGACAAGCAACGCGTGACTCTGGCCTTCGATCAAATCGTGACCTCGCTAACCCAGCAAATTTCGTCGGGCAGTGGCCACACTCTGAAGGGTGCACTGACTGCGGCCACTGCCAAGGGCTTTGGCACGTGGCTCTTCCGCAAGTCGAATAAGACTTGGTATCGCGTGGGTTAAACTATGGCCCTCGTCACGGTCGTACGGAATTTAGTGGGGTCGGCTCTCAAATTACCTCATGAGATCTACGTACGACCGTGGCACTTCGTGGAGTTGGAAGAGCTGTCTCAGAAAATGAGAGATGTACTGCGTGGATTGGAGTCCGCTCGCGTGGTGACTATCTGTCAGGTCTTGGACGGTACACCATTGCCTAACGCGAGGTTGTGACCATGGGAGTCAATATGGCAGACCCATCGAGACTGGAGACGCATATTCAAACGATCCTCATCTCGATCATTACGGCTGCACTGGTATTTGCCGCTACATACTTCTACAATGACAATAAGGATAAAGCTTTGTCCAAGTCACAGTTAGAAGTTCTGACGGTACAGGTCTTTGAAATGCGTGCTGATGTCAAGTCATTACAACTTAATGTTGTGAGACCAGATGAGGTACGTGACATTCAGCGACGTGTGTTGGACCTTGAACGAGCAATCAAAAATCAGAAGTAGGAGCTGATATGGCATTGATTGACGAGGGTCTCAGAGGCGGTTTGAAGAAGTACAGTACGATCGCCTTACTGTTGATTGCGGCTGTGCAAGGGGCGTGGGCTGCGTCGCCTGAGGTACAAGATGTAATAGGTCCTGAAGGCCTGAATGCTGTTACAGGTATTCTGGCTGTATTGGGGTTTATTGGTCGATTCATCAAGCAGGCCCAACCGATACTTGAGGAATGACATGCACAAATCCCTCATGGCCTTAGTGATTTCAGTCATGCTGACTGCATGCACTGGAATCACAACTCCATTAAATCTGGAAAAGATGTCTGCAGAGCAGATCAAGGCTGCCGCAAACGATCGCTCGTCTGTGGGCACTTGTTCTCAAGTCGTAGGACCATGGGGGACCGCACGCATAGTGTACGTGCAATTGGACAAAGGTGTTGCACATGACGGTGAAGTTACTGTCAACAATGAGTGCACTGTCACTATCAAGGCTAATGGAAAGAAGCCGTGATAGTCACACCTCTGGAAATCATTAGCAATGCAATGACGGCGCTGCCTGAAGAGATGAATTCTCGTGAGGCAATAGTCATAATGCTTGCAATCGGTCTCCAGGAATCAAGGTTTCAACATCGTCGGCAATTGGTAGGCAATCCACCCAAGCCTATCGGTCCCGCAAAGGGTTTTTGGCAATTTGAGAGACTTGGAGGCTGCAAGGGCGTCGTAGCTCATCCGGCGTCTAGGTATTGGATGGCTAAAGTCTGTGAACACCGTGGCGTTGAGTTTAATGCCACAGCCATCTGGAATGCAATCGAATTTGACGATATTCTCGCTGCAGCAGCCGGAAGATTGCTGATGTTCACAGATAGGCCCAAACTACCAGCCATTGGCGATGAAAAGGCCTCCTGGAACATGTATTTACGTACGTGGCGACCTGGGAAGCCTCACAGGGCTACTTGGCCTGGACTGTACAGTCAAGCTGTTACAATGCTATAATGGCTGTTGAATTCAAGCTCTATCCAAAGCAGCAGAGGGCACTCATGTCCACTGCGCAAGAGATCCTGTATGGTGGAGCTGCAGGTTCAGGCAAGAGCTACATGATGCGAGTTCTTGCCATCGTCCTATGCATGGAGATACCTAATCTGAAGGTATTTCTGTTTCGACGGATGTACAAAGAGCTGTACATCAACCATGTTTACAGCCCTGATGGCTTCTTGCAGATGCTGAAGCCCTTTATGGACTCTGGGGACGTAGTCTTCAACAAGTCTGACGGAGTCTTCAACTTCACATTCAATGGGGCCCAGATATATCTGTGCCATGCTCAGCATGAGAACGATATTCAGGGGTATCTGGGTGCAGAAATCCATTGCTTGTTGATAGATGAAGCCACGCAGTTTACTGAAAAGATGATTCGGTTCATCCGTACCCGTGTGCGTCTAGGTGGTCTGACGGTGCCCGATCGCTGGAAGAAGTTACTGCCAAAAATCATCTACGGCACCAATCCTGGAGGAGTTAGTCATAGCTACTTCAAGCGTGGATTTGTCAGTCACGGTGAGGGCCATGTGTATAAGGCCCCGATCCAAGACGGTGGTATGTCACGAGAATACGTACCTGCGAAGTCTCGTGAGAATACTATCATGCTCCGAAACGACCCGAACTATGATCAGCGGATCATGGGTCTTGGAGACGATCGACTTGCCCTGGCCTATCTCGAAGGGAATTGGGACCTGGAAGAAGGTGCTGCATTCTCGGACCTTTGGGATGCTAATGTCCACGTCATTCAATCCCTCGAAGTCCCAAGAACTTGGACTATCGATAGATCTCATGATTATGGATATTCCGCGCCTGCAGCTACACTCTGGTGGGCGGAAAGCGATGGTACGCAAGCTATCATCAATGATCGCAAAATTGCGATCCCCCGCAAATCGATCATACTTATTTCAGAGAAGTATTTTGCGGACAAAGAGGATAAAGGCCTTAGACTCTTACCGAATGAGCTAGGTTTGCAAATGCATGACCATGAGGTGATGAACGGTCTGCGATTGCGTACACAAGCCGGTCCGGCTGATACGTCCATATTTGACAAAGATCGTGGCATGGCCTCAATCCATGATCAATATGTCCAAAAAGGCATGCGCTTTACTCGTGCTGATAAGCGTCCAGGGTCACGTGAACGCGGATTTGTGCTAGTGCGACAAATGCTTAAGGCCGCAGCCACGCGTAATTTCGAAAATCCATGGTTGTTAGTGATGCGCACATGTGTGCATACTGTGTCACAGCTACCAGAGTTACCAATTAGCACTGAAAATCCGCAGGACGTAGACTCTGCTGCTAATGACCATATTTATGACGGAGTGCGGTATCGTGCTCTGAAGAGCATGTTAACTGCGGGTGCAGCAGAAGTATACGGGACCTAATCATGGCCAAAAGTATCAAACTCTTTGCTCATCCACAATATCTGTATAGACTCCCTGATTATACAAAAATCAGGGATTGCTACGACGGTGAACGAGCAATTAAATCCAAGGGCGCTGATTATCTGCCGAGACTCAAGGCTCAGTCCCAAGAAGACTACGATAACTATTTAACACGTGCACTATTTTTCCCTGTAACTGGAAAAACCGTGGCCACTATGGTGGGTTTGGCAACTACCAAGCCACCTAAGATCACATGTTCCGAAGTGATGGAGCCTTATTTCAAGGATTCAGAGGCTGGATATCAATTCACTGAATCCTATGTGACGACCCTCCAAGAAATGGTTTTGATGGGTCGATATGGTGTACTGATTGATGCACCTGAAGATACTCAGGGTCAACCGATTTTATGCCCATACATTGCTGAAAACATCGTTAATTGGGATACCAACGAGTATGGCAATGTGACAATGCTGTTACTTCGTGAGACCCTGCATATCCGTGAACAGGGTCAATTCGAAACAGTTATCGAAATCCGGTATCGCCACTGTTATTTAGACGCGGCGGGCATTTATACTGTCGAAGTACTGGATGAAGATCTCAAGCAGGTTAAACCCGCCGTACAACCTACGTTTACAGGTTCTACCATAGATTTTATCCCCTGGGTTACATTCGGGGCCTCTGGGGCGCATATTGGAGTAGATAAACCTCCAATGCTGGATATCTCTACGATCAACATCTCGCACTATTTGACCAGTGCAGATTTAGAGTGGGGCCGCCACATTGTGGGTTTACCCACTCCAGTCATATCCGGAGTAGATGCTGGTACGAAACTATCTATTGGCGGCACGGCCGCTTGGATACTGCCGGTGGTGGAGGCCAAGGCCTATTATCTGGAATTCCAAGGTTTAGGTCTAAAGTCACTTGAAGTAGCTATGTCAGACAAAATTAGTCTGATGTCGTCCATGTCTGCAAGATTAGTGGATAACTCCACTCGTGGATCTGAAGCAGCAGAAACTGTACGACTTCGTTACATGAGTGAATCAGCAGGTCTGATTCATATCCTCAATTCCATTGAAACAGGTTGTAATATACTGTACAATCTGTTAGCCAAATTACTGAAGACTACAGAAGTTTCAGTAAAATTCTCCAAAGAGATTCTGGGCGTTGGTGTATCGTTCAAGGATCTCAAAATTCTGTTTGAAGCATACTTGACGGGTTCCATCAGTAAGGAAACCCTCGTGTATAATCTGCGTCGACTGGATGCCATTGATCCTAATCGCACAGATAAAGAAGAGATGAGTGCAATCAAGGAGCCGCCACCTCCGGCGAATCCAAATGCACCTAACCCCGCTGCAACCACGTAAGGACACATCATGGGCCTGAAGTATCAAATCGCGAAGTTGGAAGACGTTCCTGAGGCTGTTCGCTCTCAGTATCGACAAGAGGGTACTGTTTATGTACTGGATGTCGAGGACGTTGTGCCGAAGACGCGACTGGACGAATTCCGTACTAACAATATCCAATTGCAACAGCAACTGGATGCATTGAAGCATGTTGACCCTGTTAAGTACGCTGAACTCATCAAGCTTCAGCAAGAGGTAGAAGAGGGTCAATTGATCAAGGCTGGTAAACTGGAAGAAGTGGTCAATCTTCGTGTCACGAATATGAAGAAAGATCTCGAAACCAAGCTTACCACGACTGAATCTGCTTTACAGATTGCCAACAACCAGTTATCGATTCTTATGATCGACAATGCAGTTCGTCAAGAAGCTGTCAAGAATGGCGCCTTGACGACGGCTCTGGATGACGTGGTTCTGCGGGCCCGTACCGTGTACAGCATGGACAAGGGTCAAGCGATTCCCAAAGATGACAAAGGTCAAGTTATTTATGGCAAAGACGGGCAAACGCCTATGGCCATGAGTGATTGGATCGTGAATCTGAAAAAGACTGCTCCCCACCTCTTCGCTGGCTCGCAAGGCAGTGGTGCGGGTGGCGGTCGTAATGGCCCTAGTGCTGGCGATATCTCCAAACTTAGTCCAGCCCAAAAGATAGCCTTTGGCCTTGCACAGAGCGCAGGTATGATTAAGGACCTGCCACAAACCTAAGTTTGGCACTCAAATAATCCTGGATCAATTAGGTGTACACTTGATCCAGGACCGTTTATAATGTTCAAATAGTGGGTCTTAGGATCCATATGGAGAACCTAGATGTCCATCACCCGCCGCAGTTTCGTAGCCGCCTTCATGGCCGCCGCCGCCGCCGCCGCCGCCGCCGCAGGCCCTGCGCTGGCGGCCGATCGTGGGCAGCTCCTCGCCTTCGCGCAAGGTGACGTGCATGTGTGCACCGGCGACTCGATCAACGTCCAAACGGGGCCGCGCAAGTGGGCGCACTTTCCTGTCGAGCGCACCGGAGTCGTCCGAGGTGTCCGCGTCTACCGCGGCGGCCACTTCGAGCTTGAGTGGGCACAGCACGCCATCGCTTCCTGAACGGAGAAAGACCTATGACCATCAAGACCGGCGCCACCGTGCGCCTCATCCAACCCGAGATCCGCGGGCAGGTCGTCGACCGCCGCATCTCGCCCGCCGACGAGATCGAGGTGCTGGTGGAGTGGCAAGAGGCCGGCCAGCCTGTGCGCCGCTGGCTCGACGCCGACCTTGTGGAAGCCGTGGAGGTGCAGTCGTGAAGACCCATGCTGAGAAGATCAACGCCCACGTGATGGCCGGCGCCGCGCTGGTGCACGCGCGCAACCTGGCCGAGGGCATCAACGCCGGCGGCCTATACACCATCTGCAGCTGGCGCCCTGTGCCCGCGCACCTGGATGAGTTCATCGCGCTGCGCGACACGCTGGCTCGCCTGATGGCGGCACCGACGGTGCGCTTCAGCGCGCTGGCCGAGATCGAGGCAATTCGCGCCCGCATGGACCAAATCCCGCGCGACCTGGTGTTCGAGGACACGTTCCACAACCTGGTGACGACGGAAGGCAAGAACGCCATCCTGACCCACTTCCTCAAGGGCTCCAGCTACACCGCGAGCCAGGTGCTGGCGCTGATCGAAGACACCGGGTACAGCGCAGTCGCAGTCGGCAACACCGCAGCGAACATCACCGCAGCCGGCTCTGGCTCGCCGACCAACGGCTGGAACGAGGCGCCGGTCGGCACCTGCGCGGCACGGCAGACGCCGAGTTTCGGCACGGCGTCTGCCGGCTCACTGGCGGCCACCGCTACGTCGCACAGCATCCTGGCCACCGACACCATCAAGGGCGCTGCCCTACTGTGTCGCAGCACAGCCGGAACGGCCCCGAGCACCACGGTGGGCAGCACGGCCGGCGCGCTGTACTCGGCCGGCCTGTTCAGCGGCGGCGATAAGGCGGTGGCCAACGGCGACACACTGAACGTCACCTATACGGCCAGCGCTTGAGCATGACCGCAACCCCGCAGCAACTCGCCGCCCTGGACAACATCCGCGCCGCGGCGCAGGCCGTTCTGGAACAGGAGGCCGTCGTCCGCGCCTCACTGGTCGACCCCGCGCCGAATCCTCCGCCGCCATCGCCAACCGCGCTGGTGAACGAGCCACTGAACTTGGCGCGCGTGGTGTGCATTGACACGTGGCACGGAGCATCGCGTTACGAGCGATTCCAACGGCTGGTGGTCTGGAAAGGCATCAGCGCAACGGTGCGCATCATCGGCATCAACCTCGCATCTGGCGGCGGCGTGAACGTGCTGGGTAACACCCGCTACACGCTCGAAATCGACGGCGTTGAGGCCGCCGCGGTCTACGTGTCATCTGGATCGACGGCCGCGGTGTTCACGTTTCAGCTGGACGGGCTTGCCGAAGGGTGGCGCATGCTGCGCATTGGTGGCCTGGCTGATGGCGAATCTTGCCCGACGTGGTTTGCCTACGTGGACAAGGGCGGCGCCAGGCCTGTGCTGATGCCGGTATGCACGGGCAGCTACGATGTGACGCACAACGGGTCAGGCGTGCATTCGTGGACCTGGGTGCCGTCCATCTCCGCGCCGTTGCCGCGCCTGCTGACGCCGCGCGCCTATCCGCCGGTCACTGCGTCAACGCCGCTGCGCGGCATCAACCTGGTGCCAGGGGATGGCGGGAACATCAACCGCCCCTGCGTGAACAAGGACGGCATCCGGTCCACCTTCAACGCGCAGTCCTACAACTGGAACACCTGGTTGGTCAGGCAGCACTTGCTGGACGGACCCCGCGGGGTCGGCACGGCCTCTGTCGTCATGCACATCAGCATCGGCACCGGTCGAGTAGAGGACAAGCCCGACAGCCCGCTAATGGGCAACATCTACGCCTGCGAGCCGCTGCGGCTGACACGTATCAGCGACGCAGGGAACGTCACCACGCTGGTCGGGTGGCGCCACAAGGAAGCGCCGGGCTACTGGCAAGACAAGCCCGCATCGCAGCTTGAGCTGGTCGGCGACTGGTCCGCTGTGCCGGAAGCGCGCCGCGGGTGCTTTGAACTGTGGGGCCTGGCGTGGGACGCTGACACGCTGACCGTCAATGCTGCCGCCGAGCCCATCCCTGATGAACAGGGCCGACGCCCGCACATCGGAAACCCGGTCTGCTTCATCACCGACTCGGTGATGAATCGCGTGCTGCGCGTGGAGTTCGATGGCAAGTCACACCGCACGCCGGCCAAGGTGACGGAGTGGCTGACGACCGCTGACCCGTGGGACGTGGTGGCGTGGCGTGACGAGATCATCGTCAGCGAGCGCGGCTTGCACCGCATCGCGGCCTACAGCAAGAACGGCCCGCTGAAGCGCGTCATCGTGGAGCGCAACCCGGCACTGCCCGGGTCGGCGTCGGTGGACTCGAACCGCTTTGTTGTGCGCTCTGGCTCCATCGCAGACCTGCGCGCCCACCCCTGCATCGCGCCCGAGGGCCTGTACGTGTTGGACGACTGGCTCTACTTCGGCAGCTTTGCACAGGCCATCGTGCGCCGCATCCATCTCGTGACCGGCGAGATGGAGGATGTGTGTCAACCGACCATCGACGGCAACAGTCGGTATATCAAGATCGCAGTCAGCGACGGCACCGTGTTCGAGCGCGGCTCCGTCTTCGTGGACTCGTGGTCCAACAACTACACGGCCCGGTCGGACAAGGTGTACTACCGGCCAGATGGCACCAAAGTTGCGCTGCCGAACCTGCACCCGTGGAGCGTTGGGGGCTACGGCACGGCAGTGGCCGTGGGCGCTGGCCGGCTGTACGTCGCCACCAGCGAAGAGGGCATCACGCGGATCAGTGCGCGCCTGCCGACTGATGCAGCCGTCAACGCGGCGGCCTTCTCGCGCGGCGCTGCCGAGTACGCCAAGCGCAACCTGCGCCTGCTGCACGGCCCGCATGGGTATGGGCACTGGGACTGGGATCTCCCGGCCGACAGCGCGGACATCGTGGCCTATCTCAAGGGGACCGGCGCATGGCTATCCTGAACGGACCTCCGAAGATGGGCAATCACGCGCTGTGGAAGGCGTGCGAACTGCTTGGCATCGCCAGCAACGGGGTCAACCACATTGAGCATCCGGCCGCAACTGAAGGGCCGCACATCTTTGCCACGCGAGATCCGGCCGCCATTGAAGGCCCGCACCTGTTCATCAAGCGCGACCCCCGCAATGCGCTGGTGTCGTGGGTGCGGTTTGAGGGCCTGCCGGTCACGCAAGGGACGCTCATCACGGCCATGGCGAGCTACCTGCCGCAACTGCCGCTGTACGAGGGCTGGCTGACCGACCCCGACACACTGGTGGTCACGTTCGAGCGGCTTGTGGCCGACGACCAGCAGATGCGCGAGATCGCGGCTTTCGCGGGCGTGCCGTACCTCGATGACGCATGGCCCAACCTGCCCAACCACACCAAGACGTGGACCGGCAGGCTGAGCGACTACCGCGAGCACTGGACGCCGGCTGTCGATGCCGCCTGGGTCGCTGCTGGTGGGCCGGCGCTTCTGGAGCGTTGGGGGTACTGATGGAAGCGCTGGTTCGCATCGTCGACCGCAGCGCCGATGAGGCCGACAGCAAGCGCGGCGATGTCGTGACCGTGCAGGCTGATGGCTGGGCCTGGTCGCAGGAAGAACGCACAAACCCTGATTGGCTCATCATCAAGGTGGGCAGCTTCCTCGGCACAGACCGGGACACGGCGCTTGCCACGGGGCGCAACTTCCTGCAGGGGCGATTCCGTCGCCGCGAGTGGATGCTAGACCTGGACAACGCGCCGTTGCCGGGTCGGTTCACGCACCCGCGCAAGAGCGAGAGCGTGACCATGACGCGCCTTGCCGTGGTGTCGATCCTGAGACAGAAGCCGAAGATGGTGTGACATGGTTACGGTCGTCACCAAGACCATCGGCACAGGCGGCGGGCGCGACTACTCGACGCTGCAGTCGTGGGAAGACGCGGCCCCTGCAAACCTTGTCACGTCAGATCAGGTTTGGCGCGGCGAGTGCTACAACGATGCCGAGTTCACTTCGGCGCTGACGGTTTCCGGGTCCACCGTTGACGCGACGAGGTACAAGGAACTAACAGTTGCAAGCGGGAAGGCGTTTGCAGACCACGCCAACAAGCTGACCAACGCACTCCGATACAACGCCAGCAACGGAGCGGCGCTTCGCAACACAACGGCATGGAGTTCCGCGCTCACCGTCTCGGAGAACTACTTCAGGCTTTCTCGGCTGCAGGTCTATCAGGACAGCAGCAACGGCAACGGGCTGACGATCAACAACCAAGGAGCGGTTGTCGATGGCGTCATCGTTGAGACACGCGGCGGTCGAGCGCTATATCTGTATTCCAACGGAACCGCAAAAAACAGTCTGTTTGTTTCGCAGCGGGCTAGCGCATCAGAAGTCGCTGACATATGGGACGGCTGCTCGGTTGTGAACTGCACTTTTGCAGTCCCGTCCGACATAGCAGCAGCGACGCGCGTCATCAGGCGCTCGTACTGGTCTGGGAACACGTTCACGAACTGCGGATTCTTTGGCGGCACGGACGCAGTTAGCTCCGCGACTGGGGCGACGTTTGCAAACTGCTATACCAACGATTCCACCTCGATCCCAAGCGGCTGCACGACGGTTGCATACGACACATCGACTGGCAGCGGCTTTGAGAACATCACCAACGGGACGCACGACTACCGCATCAAGAGCACGTCGGCGCTGAAGGATGCCGGCACTAGCTCCGGGGCTCCCAGCGTCGACATCGTGGGGATCACCAGGCCGCAAGGTTCGCTGTACGACGTGGGGGCCTGGGAGTACTCAAGCGCAGGCACCGTATACAACGTCACACTGACCGAAGCCTTCACCAGCACCGACACGGCGATCACCGCCCTGACGACCGCCGGCGCGATCGCCGAGAGCATCTCCGCTGCGGAGACTTTGGCCACCGTGATGGCTGCAGTGGCCAGCCTGACGGAAGCAGTCAGCGCAGCCGATGCGCAGACCGCGGCCCGGGTGCAGGCTGCAGCAGTAACCGAGGCAGCGACCGCCACCGACGCCCAAGCCGCCACGCTGACCGCCGCAGGCTCGGTGACGGAGCCCGCAAGCGCGAGCGACCTGGTGGCCGCGCTGGCACTGGCTGTGGCCGCCGTCAGCGAGGCCATCAGCGCCACCGACGCGCAGTCGTCCGAGCCCATCGTCACGGCCTCGCTGACGGAGCCGGCGTCGGCAGCGGATTCGGCGTCGGTCATCGCCACCCTGGCGGCGGCGCTGTCGGAATCGGCGACAGCTGCTGATGCGATCGCCGCCGCGGCCTTGC